CCCTAAATCCCTGACCCGGCCCATGCGGATAGGGACCGTACCTCCCCCGAATCTCCAAAAAAATTATCTTACATATACATTTTGGATACCCCCCCACCCTTTTAAACACCCCTACCCCCTTTGCAGGTACCCGTACCTATACGCACAAAAAAACCCCCAGAGGGTTACTCTGAGGGTTCTGTGTCTACGCAGTAGAGCGTAGCGTCTTTTACCCGATATCTTCTAGAGGGCGTAAAGCTGTAGGCTTGTAGCTACCTTCGGGAGGCGGACGGCCTTATGAGTTGTTGCTTAGTATTCTGTTATGGCATTGTAAGACTTCTGTTGGCATTTCTGCGACGGTAAAGCCTTTGGACTGGTATATGCTTTCATTGAGGCGCAGTTTTTCGGGTGTTATGGAATGTGGAAGGTAGCCTGAGATAGAAACATTTTCCCAATTGTATGGGTGCCAGAAGAAGTATTTGTTTCCCTGTTTGTCTATGAAGCATCCGTAATATTGGCGGATTGAACTGTGACTGTTTTTGGGTTCGCGATAGAGTGCGGATGAGAGGTTGTAGAGGAAAGAGCTTTTGTCTTCAGACATGCGGACGTAGAGGGGTTGGAATCCATTTAGATGGTTTTCCGCTTTGAGGGTGTCTGGGATGATGAGTGCGGTGGCGATTGCGCCGGATATACTTTTGATGACTTCGCGACGATTCATTTTATTTCTCCGGTAATGGCATCCAACATTGGAAAGAATGCCAGATAGGTCCATTCATGATTTCACAGTATAAAGCGATCCAACAATTTTCTTCTGGATCAAAATACGCGATGGAAATATTTGTCCCATCAAAAATTAAAATATCCGTTCCGTCTTTTGGTGCTGTTTCAAAATCATACCAATGGCCTTTGGTTGGGATAACGTCCCCAAATATTCTGTTTGCATCATAAGGCGGTATGGAAATATCACTCATTTTCATTTTCCTCTTTTGCTTTTTGCTGTGATGGTGGGGTCCAATCTTTTGGATCGAATGTCCCAATTTCAAACGCTTTACACTCACTCATTGGTTTGACGCCCCGCAAGGGAACCATTTTGCGTTCTTTTTCGTTCCTTTGACCTATGGGCGGGTAAGATAGCAAGAAACCTTCGTTAACGGGTCGTTGACCATTGCAGTATTCAAAATCATGAACAACCGCAACGTCTCTAAACCAAGGAAGACGCGCAATGTCAGGAACTGTAATGTTTTCAAAAACTTCGTGGACGACGCGATTACCGTTGGTATCCGTCACATACACCTTTGCGAATGGGCGGGTGTAAGGTAATTCTTCACCATATTCACTCATTATAACTCCCCTTTCATCTTTTGGTAGAATAGACTATAATGCAATGAATATCAACTACTATTATACAGGGATGTCAATGTCTGACGATTTTGATTTCGGATCAGTTTCTGAAGAAAAGCCTATTAAAAAGGGACATTTGGGGCATAAAACCCGCAAAGGTAAGCTGCTGGGCCGCCCTAAAAAACCTATGGAAGAAAGAAAATTGCCCGTTAGGAAGGGGCGGGAATTTGAAGTTGCACCCGTCAGGCGGCATAGAATCAATGATGATGATCTTGTTCGTAGATCAATCCTTGGCCTCGCAAAGATGGGTAAGACATACGACGAAATAGCTGATATCGTTGGTGTTTCCCGTTCCCATCTTGAAAAGAACTATAAGATGGAAATCAAAACGGGTAAGGCGCAAGCTAATGCTTTAGTCGTAGAGAACTTGTACCAACAAGCAATGAAGGATACACCCGCATCCGTTCCCGCCGCTATGTTTATCGCAAAAGCCCGTATGGGTTGGTCGGATAAGGATCGGGAAGAAAACACGCGCCCATCTGTTGTGTTTGATTTCTCCGGCTTGAGTTACGATGAAAAGATGGAAATGATTGAGAAATTGGAAAACCGTAAGAACAACATGAAACTGATCAATGCGGAACCCGTAACCGATGTCGAGTAACCTTCTTTATACAGCCAAAAGTCTTGAGGAGGCGATTGAGCAGCATCCTGATGCCGCATTGCATTTTCTTAAAAAGGAAATTTATGAAGACAATCTTACGGAATTTGTGGAGGGAGCGTGGAAGTACATTGACCCAATGCCTTACAAATATGGGTGGCACTTGGATGCAATCGCTGAACATTTGGCGGCTGTCGCTAGGGGAGAAATTCGCCGTCTGGTTATTAATGTTCCGCCTCGCACTTCAAAGTCCTCGATGGTTTCTGTATGTTTCCCAGCATGGGTCTGGGCGCAGCCTGAATATGGCCCGCTTTCTGGCCCGCATGTCCAATTTCTATTTGCATCTTATGCACAGACTCTTTCCGTAAGAGACAGCACAAAGACCCGCCGCCTTTTAGAATCACCATTTTATAAACAAAACTGGGGGGATAGATTTAAAATTACCTCCGACCAAAATACCAAAATCAGGTTTGATAATGACAAAGGCGGTTATCGCCTCGCGACATCCGTTGACGGCTCCCTGACGGGGGAAGGTGGATCTATTATCGTTGTTGACGATCCGCACAACGCGAATGAAGTCGAATCTGACCTTGTTCGCCAAGGAACATTGGAATGGTGGGACCAATCCATGTCCACCCGTCTTAATGATCCCAAGACGGGAGCATACATCGTCATCATGCAAAGACTGCACGAATCAGATCTTACGGGCCATATTATAACAAAAGATACGGGAAATTGGGTACATTTATGCCTTCCAATGCGTTTTGAAGCGGACCGCCGTTGCATTACGCAATGGTTCGTGGATGAACGGGAAGAAGGGGATCTTCTTGTTCCTGAACGGTTTGGGGATGAAGAAGTTAAAGAATTGGAAAGACGCCTTGGCCCATTTGCCGCCGCTGGACAGCTTCAACAGCGCCCAGAACCAAAAGGCGGGGGTATTATCAAGCGCGAATGGTGGCTTCTTTGGGATGAAAAAGTTGCAATGGCGGAAGGTAAAAGCAAATCTGTATTTCCAGATTTTGAATATATCATTGGTTCACTTGATACCGCCTATACAGCAAAACAAGAAAACGATTACAGCGCCTTAACGATCTGGGGCGTATGGAACGATATGCAAGGGAACAGGCGGATTATGCTTGTTTACGCTTGGCAGGAGCGGTTGGAGTTCCCCTCTCTTGTTCCTAAAGTCGCGCAATTATGCACAAAATTCAAAGTTGATAAGCTTTTAATTGAATCCAAAGCGTCTGGTTTGTCAGTCGCGCAGGAACTTCGTGCGCATTTTAGTCGGGAAAACTGGGGTATCCAGCTTATTGACCCCGGTCGGGGGGATAAAGTCGCAAGAGCATACGCAATTCAGCATCTCTTTGCGGATGGTATGATCTACGCGCCTGACTTCGACTGGGCGGAAAAGATTATTTCGCAAGCGACATCGTTCCCAAAAGGGGCGCATGACGACTTAGTTGACAGCATGACCCAAGCACTGACACACTTGCGTTTGATAGGTTTTGCGCAAAAACCTGCGGAAATAGTAGCGGAGAACACAGAAGGTATGCTATATAGGCCACATAGGCCACAACCTCTTTACCCGGTGTAAGCTATGGCAATTGCTAATCTCGCTCCTATGAACTTGCGGCAAAACCCAGTTGCTGGGACCGATTACAGCAATCTTGGCGCTCTTGAAGTCGTCATTGACTCCAAAGGAATGCAAGAAGGACCGGAACTTAATAATAAAAAAAATGTTATTAAGGTAGATCTTCCAGACGGATCGATTGAAGTTAATTTTGGTGCGTTTGAAGAGCCGGGTGATATCGAAACGGAATTTGATGAAAACCTTGCGCTGCATTTAAATATTTCAGTTCTTGGCGGTATTTCATCCGAATTATGCAGGTTAATCAAACAAGACGAAATGTCTCGCGCCGAATGGTTGCAACAATACGTTGATGGCTTGAATTTGCTGGGAACCAAGATTGAAAGTCCCCGTTCAAACGCATCAGATGGTTCTACGGCGGTAGAAGGACAATCAACAGTCCGTAATCCGCTTCTCCTTGAATCAATTGTACGTTTTCAATCCAACGCTCGCGGTGAAATGCTTCCTTCTTCTGGCCCCGTAAAAGTTCGGAATGACGCAAAAACAAGCGCATTAACAGATACGCAAGCACTTGCGCTGGAAATGGATTTTAACCATTACCTGACCGTTACCGCCAAAGAATATTACCCCGATACGGAACGCATGTTCTTTTCTTTGGGCTTCTGCGGGACATCATTTAAAAAAGTGTATCGTTGCCCGATACGTCGTCGGCCCGTTTCAGAATTTGTAGACGTTAAAGATATTATCGTCTCCAATGCGGAAACATCTATGGAGACGATGCAACGCATTACGCATAAAATTAAAATGCCGCCCTCTACAATCAAGCGCATGCAACTGTTGGGCGTTTATCGCGATGTCACTTTGTACCAAGCTGCACCGCAGCAGAAAAACATTGTAGACGAAAAAATTGATGAAATGCAAGGGTTTACGCCCCATACGACCAATATGTCCGATAATGAAATTCGTGATATTTACGAATGCTATTGCGAGTTGGATATTCAAGGTTTCGAGCATAAAGAAAACGGTACGCCAACGGGTTTACGCCTTCCTTATCGCGTGACAATTGACGTTGCATCGCAGGAAATTTTGGAAATTCGGCGGTGGTGGAAAGAAGATGATGCATCATACCTCCGCAAACAAGTTTTCGTTGATTATACGTTTATCCCCGGCATTGGATTCCTTGGTTTAGGCCTTTTACATCTGTTGGGTAATACAACAATGGCGCTGACTGCTGGTTGGCGGTTGTGCATTGACAACGGTATGTTCGCTAACTTCCCCGGATTTTTGTACGCAAAACAAGCGGGACGCCAATATACAAACGAATTTCGTGTTGCGCCCGGATCTGGTGTTGCAATTGAGACGGGCGGGCAACCTATTCAAAACATTGTTATGGATCTTCCATACCGTTCCGTAGACGGCGGATTCTTGAATCTTTTGAGTATGGTACAGGAAAACGGTCAGCGTCTTGGCGGTACTGCGGATATTCAAGTCGGTGATGGAAATTCACAAGCGCCCGTAGGAACAACCATTGCGTTAATTGAACAAGCGCAAAAGGTCATGTCATCCGTCCATAAGCGCATGCATGCATCTCAAGCGGTTGAGTTTCAATTGCTTCGGGATTTGTTCAAAGAAGACCCATATGCATTTTGGGAAAACAACCAGTATCCAGCATATCAATGGACGCCGGATATATTGATTGGCGCTTTGAACAACGTCAATCTTGTTCCCGTCGCTGATCCGAATACGCCATCTCAGTCCGCCCGTATTCAAAAAGCAATGGCAATTAAGCAGTTGCAGTCGCAAAATCCCGGTTTGTATAACGCAAAAGCCGTTGATGAGCGCATTTTAAATATGCTGGGCATCGATGACGCAGCATCTCTCTTCAATATTACACCTGCTGGCCCGTCGTCAGATCCTGCGATGATGATGGCTGCACAAGCGAAAATGATCGATGCTCAAGCAAAAGCTGCGGAAGTCAAAGTCCGCGCTGTTGATGTGCAGGCGGATGCGGAAAATCGGGCGGCTGATCGTGAGAGCAAAGAGAAAATTGCACTTCTCCAGCTTGCGCGTGAGATCGCCGTTCATCCCGAATCCGCTCAAGAAGCTGAGAGTGTTGTTGGGCCTGCTTTGCAGCAAATTCAACAAAATCCTAATGTTTAACAATTGGCAGAAGGCATAATGTAGGTTAATATACATTATCTTATCCCCGGAGTGTCCACGATGACGCACTATAAACACGACGCTAAATCCGCCTATCATTCCAAAATGGAACGTATGGGTCTGCATAAGAAGCACAAAGATACTTCTTTTAGCGATACTGAACCGTATGATGGTGTCCCGCAGTTGGATAGCGTCGTTCCCGCAGGAAAACTTCCTGTTGGAAAACAACGGTTTAAGCGTGGTGGTAAAGTCGCTCATATGGAGGGACATAAAGCAAAACATCACCTTGGTCATAAGCCTCGCGCCCATAAAATGGATGGCGGCGGGTTAACACCGGAACAATTGGCTGCTGCTGCTCGCATGCGCAATAACCCGATGAACCAAGATGTTTCAACAGGCGGTCTTCGTGGACCCGGTAGGCGTCCAGTGATGTCACCAACCGCAACTCCTGCTGCTCCCGCTCGTCCTGCTCCTCTTCCTCCCCGTCGTCCAACAATGGCTGAACCTCCGGGTGATGGTATGTGTTGGGGTGGTGCCGCTAAGAAAGCTGTCGGCGGTCCAATGGGTAACCCCGCTATTAAGAAAAAAATGGTTGGTGCAATGCTTGCGCGTAAACGTAAAGCTGGCCTTCCTGCTCCTAACAATCTTCCCGCTGCTGCTGGCACCGCAATGCCTCGCCCAGCAGTTGTCCCCCCTCCCCCGATGATTGGTCGTAAAAAAGGTGGTTCCGTAGAACGTCATCCTGATGTTGCGGAAGACAAAAAGCTTATCAAATCAATGGTTAAGGGTACCGCATTAAAACACCGCACTCACAAAGATGCGGGCGGACCAATAGTTGATAAATACGCTGGTTATATGCTTCCTTTGCCTCCAGAATTTCGTGGTTTAGAAACTCAACGTAGGTCTGAAAGCACTGAAGACGAAAGAGAAAATCGTAGGCCATCATATAACACAAATAGTTTTGGTTCATCTGGTCAGGTCGGTGATAGGTCTGTATCGACAGATAAAAATGGTGGTCGCATTAAACGCGCTACTGGCGGTTCTGTTAAAAAGGGCAAAGAAACCAAAGTTGTTATCAATATTGGTCAACCCCAACCAATGCCGCAAGATCAAGGCATGGGCATGAATCCATTGGCGGCTCTTGCTGCTGCTGCTGGCCCTGCTGGTGGTCCTCCCGCAGGCGGCGCTCCAATGATGCCTCCTGCTGGCGCTGGCCCCGGCTTGGGCGCTATGGGTGCGCCTCAAGTACCCGGTATGGGTTCGTTGGCTCCTCCAGTTCCTCCGATGGCTCGCAAGTCGGGCGGTCGCGTTAATCAAGGCATGCCCAAGTATCAGGAGCATGATTACGGTTCCGGCAGCGGTTTAGGCCGTCTGGAAAAAAGAAAGTGGCCCACTTATAGTTAAGGAGACACATGGTTACGTTGGATACGTTCCTGCTTATCAAATTGCAGGAACGTCTTGAGGAAGAAAAGCGGACAAGAGGAGAGTTTCTTCTTGGTGGTTCCGCCCAAACTTATGAGGATTACAAGCAATACGTCGGGTATTTAAAAGGAATTTCCGACGCACTTATCTGGGCAAAAGAGATCAATGACCAATTGATCGGCAAAACTCAAAACGCGAGGTAAGACTATGTCTTTAATGAAAATGGCTCATGCGGTTGATCCCCGCAAGGAGCTGATGGATAGCATTGGGATCATTGACGACATTAAAATCTACAACAATTGGATTTTATGTGCGGTTTACAAGCGGCCTGAAAAATTAGCATCAGGCATTTATATTTCAGACACCACCCGTAAAGAAGACGATTATCAAGGAAAAGTCGGCCTTGTTCTTAAAAAAGGTCCAATGGCTTTTGTTGATGACGAAAAGTATGGTTTTGGCGGGCAAGACGTTGAAATTGGTGATTGGATTACTTTCCGGGTTAGTGATGGATGGAGTCTGAATGTAAACGGCGTTCTTTGCCGCATGCTGCAAGATATTAATATCCGTATGGCTATCCCCACACCAGATACAGTTTTCTAAGGGGACCATCATGGATGATCAAATTAAAGAAGTCGTCATTGACGAAAAACGGATTGTTAAACAACTTGATTTTGATTTAGGGGCGGATGAACCCAAGGTTGAAGTTAAGGCGGAACCAGCGGCTGTTAAAGAGCAACCAGTTCAACAAGTACAACAAAACGACGCAACTGACCAAGGCGTAGAACTTTTACGCCGCCAATTAGCGGAAAAACAACGCGAAGCGGAAGAACAAAAGCGTCTTCGCATGCAAGCTGAAGATTTTGCAAATAAAAAAGCGCAAGAAGTTCAGCAGATGTCTATGTCCGCGCAAGATTCCCAACTCACAGCATTTGTTAACGCTATTGCATCTTTTGAACGCGATGGTGAAATGCTTGAACGGGATTATGCAAGTAACCTTGAAAGAGGTGATTATGCACAGGCGGCTAAGATTCAGCGTCAAATGGCTCAAATTGAGTCCCGTTTAACGCAATTAGCGCAAGGCAAAGTCGCTCTTGAGGAGCGTTTGGAATATGAACGCCATATGGCATCGCAGCCAAGGCAGCAATATCAACAACCGCAGCCACAAGTACAGCAAGTAGCGGCAGATCCTATTGAACAAAAGCTGAGTACGTTAAGTCCAGCTTCTGCTTCTTGGGTTCGTGCGCATGTGGAAGTGTTAAAAGATCCAGCAAAGAATGCAGAAATGACTGCGGGGCATTATAGTGCCGTCGCAAAAGGTATTCAGGTCGATTCTCCTGAGTATTTTTCATTTTTGGATCGGCATATGGGCTATAACAACTCCCGCCCAGCACAAAGTTCGGGTCGCGCACCTTCTACAGCGGCCCCAGTTACCCGTTCACCCATCACGCATCGTAATAATGGAACCGTTGCGGTTCAATTGACCCCCGCCCAGCGCCAAATGGCGGCTGATTTGGGTATGGAGGAAGATGAATATGCAGCAGGATTCGCATATTACGTTGATAAAGGGGAGATTAGGATATGAGTATGAATGAAAAACGCAGTCCCGGACGCCCTGCAAGGGGTTTTCTTGAAACATCAAACGAAATTGAGGATGTCAAAGTGGAAAATTCATTAAGAGTCCCAACTGACGAAGAAGTCAAAGAGATGAAAACCCTTGCGCCTGTAAGTCGCGGGCTTCGTGAGGCGGCTCTTCGTGCGGAAGAATTGCGTTCACGCATGAGTGAACAGCAAAATGACCCATCTATGTATGATGAGTTCTATATTGATCCTCGTGTGATCCCAGAAGGTTGGGATTACAACTGGAAACGCCATTCAACGGCGGGTATGGAAGACGATACATACGCGACAGAACTTCGTCAGGCGGGTTGGGAAGCTGTTCCTGCTGAACGTCATCCTGAACTTGTGCCAATTGGTGCCAAAGGCGCGATTATTCGTAAGGGTATGATTCTTATGGAGCGTCCTGAAGAGATCTCCAACATGGCAAAACAGCGTGAATTAGCGACTGCGCGTGAGGCGGTAGCTGCTAAAGAACGCGCATTGGGTCAAGTCCCGATGGGAAGCTATGAGCGCAATGATCGCGCATCTGGAATCCGTAAGTCTTACGGTCCAATGTCAATTCCGACTTCTTAATTTAAGGGGGAGCAATCCCCCTTAATTACTAGTTGCATCTTAATAATATAGATGTTACTCTTAAATCAGTTCCGTTACGCGCCGTAGCGGTTTTTGTCCTTGATCGATGTTAAAACGCGCCGTTTTAATGTGGTCTATCCGACAGGAGCGAACCTATGGCGAACACTCAAGCGCCCTTTGGTTTCCAGCTTGCGGGATTTTTGGATGGGCGCACTGGCTCGCTGGGTCAACAGACCCGGCTCATCGCTAACGGTGACAGCAATGCCGTCTATTCAGGTGATCCTGTAACAAGTCTTTCTACGGGTTATGTTACCCGTTCAACCGCTGGCACAACTCAGATTGCTGGCATTTTCATTGGTTGTTCTTACCTCAACACCTCGCTTGGTCGTACCGTATGGTCGCCTTCTTGGCCCGGTTCTGGTGCAACTGGTGACGTTACCGCCTATGTGATCACTGATCCTCAAGCAACCTTCAAGGTTCAAGCTGGCGGCTCTACCACAGCAATCGGTATTGCTGACATCAACGCAAACATCAACTTTGCTTTGGGTTCACCGAATACCCTCTCTGGTCAGTCTGGCGCTTATGTGGATCAAACCACCATTAACCCAGCTACAACCACCCTTCCGTTCCGCATTATTGGTCTTGTTACTGCACCTCCGGGCGCAAATGGTACGGATGTTACGACTGGCTATAACAACGTCATCGTCGCATTCAACTTCCAAGACTTCCGCGTGACGACTGGTACATAAGGAGTAAGGACCAATGGCTGTCAATCTTAGTCAGATTCGTGACCTTCTCCTCCCCGGTCTTCGCGGTGTGGAAGGTAAATATACAATGATTCCAAGCCAGTACGACAAGGTGTTCGAAATCACCAAGTCAAACATGGCTCTGGAACGTACGGTTGAAATGCGCTATCTGGGCCTTGCTCAGTTGAAGACTGAAGGTGGCAACACCCAGTTCGACAACGGTGCAGGTGAGCGTTATGTCTACAACCAAGAGCATAACGAAATTGCTCTGGGTTATAGCATCACTCGTAAGGCTATCGACGATAACCTTTACAAAGCGCAGTTTAAACCCACCAACCTTGGCCTGATTGAATCTTTCCATCAGACTAAAGAAATTTATGCAGCGAACGTTTTGAACACTGCGACCACCTACAATGCCTCTATCGGCGGCGACGGTGTTGCGCTTTGCTCGACCGCCCATCCTATCGATGGCGGCACAATCGCTAATAAGCCAACTGTAGACGTTGATCTGAACGAAGCCACCTTGCTGAACGGCATGGTTGCTATCCGCCAGAACTTCAAAGACATCGCAGGTAACAAGATCTTCGCTCGCGCTCGCAAGCTGATCGTTCCTCCGTCTTTGGAGCCAGTTGCTATTCGTTTGACGAAGACTCAACTGCGTCCCGGAACATCGGACAACGACGTAAACGCAATCCAGTTTACTGGGGGCGGCCTTGGTGAATCCTACATGGTTATGGACTTTTTGACGTCCAACTATGCATGGTTCTTGCTTACCAACATCAAAGGTCTCGTATATATGGACCGCATTCCCTTCGAAATGGATATGCAAGTCGATTTTACGACAGACAACCTGTTGGTTAAAGGCTATGAGCGTTATTCGGTAGGCTATTACAATTGGCGTTCGATCTACGGCTCATTCCCGACCTCGTAAGTCAAGGAGAAAGACACATGACTATTTCATCTTTCTCCGGTCCAGTTGTTTCCTTTGGTCAAAACACCATTGGTAGCGTAACGGATTACAATCCTGAACTTGGCCCGTCGCTCTTCTGGGGCGGCGTGGGCCGTATCGATCCGCGCCCGAATTTTAATTACATTCCGGGCCAAAACTTCGGCGCTTTTACGGCGGGGTTTTCTACTTCTGATGCGATGACCATCAACTATGCTCCTTATACCCTTAGCAACACAGCAATTGCTGCTGCTGCTAACGTTGTAAGCGGCACAGCGATGACTCTTGTATCGACAAACTCTACTTCGACAGGCGTGTCGGTCAACGCTTCTTGCTTCAACTACAACACTGGTGCAACGGTTACTGGCCTCCTTATGGTTGATGGCTTCTGCTCCTTTACGGGTGTTGTTGCCAGCAACGTACTGACTGTTTCTTCCCTTACTGGGACGGTAACGGTGGGCATGACCTTGTCGGGTACGGGTGTCGCTTCTGGTACTACGGTTGTGAATCAGCTTACTGGCCCTGCTGGTGGCGCTGGCACATATACCGTTACGGGTAACGCGACTGTTACTTCCGCAACAATTACTGGTCAGGCGACTGGAACGTTTGCTCTTGGGCAACCGTTTGGTCAGGTCGGCACCATTAACTTGTGGAATCCACAGGCGATTGTTTCTCGCGCAGTGAGTGTCACTGGTTCTGCATCCGCTACGGGCGGTAACATTTTGATCAGCGGGTACGACATTTATGGCGTTCCGATGTCTGAAGTGATTGCTGCTCCCGCAAGTGCAACAACCGTCAACGGTAAGAAAGCCTTTAAGTACATTGCGAGCGTTGTCCCGCAATTTACTGATGCGCATAACTATTCCGTTGGTACGACTGATATTTATGGTCTCCCTCTTCGTT